CTGGTTTTTTGTACACACACAGCGGATTTCCACACGGTCCGTGAGCTTTTCCACACGCCGGGAGGTGACCGATGGCCGCACCGAAGCCCACGCCGTTGCGGTCCGTCCCGACATCCCCGGCCGGCGCGGTCCAGAACGCTGCGAACACCTCGCGCCGGGACCTGCTCCGTGCACTGCGGGACCGGATCGCCTCGGACATCGACGAGGGCGTGCCGGCGCGCGATCTGGCCTCGTTGTCGAAGCGGCTGCTGGACATCTCCAAGGAGCTCGAGGATCTGGAGGCGGTCGAGGATGGCGACGACATCAGCACCGCCGCAACCACCCCGGACGAAGCGTGGAGCGGGTAAGCCCCGAGCGCTGATCCTGCCTTCGGGGATCGTGTCGACCGGCTGGCCATCGGTTCGGGACACGAGCGCCCGCATCGGAATCCACTACGACCCGTGGCAGCAAGAGCTGAACCGGGGGCTGCTCGCCAAGTCGGCTGATGGTTTGTACGCCGCGGACACGGCGGTCATCTCGATCTGCCGGCAGTCGGGCAAGACGTTCGACGTCGGTGGCGTGGTGTTCTCCGACTCGATCATCCACCCGGGCACGACGACGGTTTGGACGGCGCATCGCTTCAAGGTGTCGCGTGAGTCGTTCAACGAGATGCGAGCGTGGGCTCGCCGGCCCGAGTTGGCGCCGCACATCGACTACGACGAGATCACCACGGCGGCGGGGAACGAGTGCATCCCGTTCCGTAACGGGTCGCGGATCGTGTTCGCTGCCCGCGAGCGCGGTGCGATCCGTGGCTTCACGAAGGTGCGCCGGCTCATCCTTGACGAGGCGCAGATCCTGAGCGAAGCGGCCATGTCGGATCTGGTGCCGACGACGAACCAGGCGTGGAATCCCCAGATCATCCTCATGGGCACGCCGCCGAAGCCCACCGATCCGGGCGAGGTGTTCACCTCTCTGCGGGACACGGCACTACTCGGTGAGCCGGAGGGCATCTTCTACATCGAGTTCGGTGCGGACCCGGACTGCGACATCGACGACTGGGACGCCGTGGCGGAAGCGAACCCGTCCTTCCCGACCCGCACTGGCAAGCGGGCCATCCTCCGTCTCCGCAAGCTGCTGACCAACGATGACGACTACCGCCGTGAGGGCCTCGGCATCTGGAGCGAGAAGCTCACCGAGGAACGAGTGCTGCCCGCCGCCGACTGGGCACTGTGTTGCAACCCCGACGAGCAGCGCGGCGATTCGTTCGCCTACTCGGTCGACGTCGGTGACGACGGCACGGCCGCCACCATCGCAGCCTCGGACGGCCGGGTTGTCCGGATCCTGGAGTGGAACAAGGGCTCGAAGTGGCTGCCCGCCAAGCTGGCCGAGATTCTTGCCGAGAAGCCCGGCCCGGTGTTCCTCAACGACAAGGGACCGACCGGCTCACTGCTCACCGACCTCGACGAAGCCGCCATCGAGTGGGAGTCAGTGAACGGCGCCGAGCTCGCCCAGGCGTGCGGGGCGTTCAAGGTCGCGGTGACGGAGAACCACACGCTGCGTCACGCCGGGCAGATGACGCTCGACATCGCCGTCGCCAACTGCTCCCGCAAGAACTACTCGGACGCGTGGGTGTGGGATCGGCGCAAGTCGACGGTCGACATCTCCCCGCTCGTGGCCGTGACCATCGCCCGCTGGGCCGCCCTGCAAGCCGAAGACAGCGCCCCGATCTTCGCCTACTGAGCGATGGAGGTCCCCTGAATGCCTGACATCGCCTCGACGCTCGCGGAACTGGCCGGCGCCACCCTGATCCTGTTCGCACTGTGGCTGATCTGGGTCCCATTGGTCCCGTTCGCGGCAGGTTGCGGTCTGCTCGCGGTCGGATATCTGGCCGGTGACGGCTCGTGAGCCTCATTCGCAGGCTCTTACACACCGAGGAACCCGAAAAGCGCTCCGGCTTCCCCCGGGGTCTTCCGATCTACGGCATCCCCACAAAGTCAGGCCAGATCGTCACCCCCGAGAACGCCGCCCGATCCGCCGCCGTCACCGCCTGCCAGCGGGTCCTGACGACCACGGTTGCGTCACTTCCGGTCGATGCGGTTCGCACGGTCGGCAAGCGACGGCTGGAGATCACGCCCACTCCGCCGATCATCCGCTCACCCTCGACCACCGTGAAGCGCCGGGTTTGGGTCGCGCAGATCATGAAGTCGATGGTCTCGTCGGGCAACGCCTACGGCCAGGTGACCGCCTACGACCCCCGCGGCTTCCCGCTCTCCATCGAAACCGTGCACTACCGCTCGGTGTCCTGGCTACTTACAGAGCAGGGCCTCAAGCCGTTCGTGGACGGCAAGGAGCGGGACCTGTGGCCGCTCGGTGACCTCGTCCACATTCCCTCCTCCCCGTTCATCCAGCCCGGCTCCCCGGTAGCGGATTCGCCAGTGGAGCTCGCCAAGCAGTCGATCGGAACGGGTCTGGCAGCGGAGGAGTTCGGCGCCCGGTTCTTCGGTGACGGCTACCACCCGACGGCGGTTGCCAAGTCGTCCGACAAGGACATGACGCCGGAGCAGGCACAAGCCATCAAGAACACGATCAACCGGATGCGCCAGAACCGGGAGCCGGGCGTGTTCGGCGCCGGCCTCGACATCACCTTCCCCGAGGTCAAGGGCGACGACAGCCAGTTCATCGACCTGATGCGCTTCGAGGTCGAGCAGGCGTGCCGGTTCTTCGGCGTGCCGCCGTCGATGGCGTACGCCGCCGTGTCCGGCCAGAGCGTCACCTACACCAACGTCTCGCAGGCGGATCTCCAGTACCTGAAGCACTCCGTTGGTATCTGGCTCCTCGACGTCGAAGACGCCTGGTCGTCCTGGCTGCGGCCGGACAGCGACGGCGCGAAGTTCAACGTCGATGCCCTGCTACGGATGGACGCCCCGGAGCGCTGGAAGATCCACGACCTGCGGTTGAAGAACAAGACCACCTCGGTCAACCGGGTGCTCGCCCTCGAGGACGAGGAGCCGGTCAACGATCCCGAGTTCGACAAGTTCGGGGTGCCTGGAAGCGCCGACGACTCCCGTTCCCTGTCCGCCGCCGAGGTGTCCCAAAAGGTCTACCTGGCCTTCCAGGCTGGCGTCCTCACTCGCTCCGAGGCCCGCCAGCTGATCGCCGATGCCGGCGCAACCATCGACCCCAACGCCATGCCGGAGCTCGTCGACCCACCAGAGGAGACGCCATGAAGGCACCGAAGAACAACCTGTGTCGCGCGGCCTCGTTCGAGCTCCGTGCCACCGACGACGAGGACGGCCTGACCCTGGAGGGCTACGCCGCGGTCTTCGACGACCCGACCCGCATCGACTCGTGGGAGGGCATGTTCGACGAGACCATCGCCCACGGCGCGTTCTCCAAGACCATCAAGGAGCGCAAGCCGGTCCTCCAGTTCGACCACGGTCACGACATCGCTACCGGCTCCGTCCCCATCGGCTCCATCGAGGAACTGAAGGAGGACAAGACGGGCCTGTTCGTCCGTGCCCGCCTCCACGACAACGCCCGCGTCGAACCGATCCGCCAGGCCATCGCCTCCGGCGCCATCGACGGCATGTCGTTCCGCTTCCGGGTCACCCGCGAGGAGTGGGACGAGACCGGCGACATCCCGCAGCGCACCATCCGCGAGGTCGAGCTGTTCGAGCTCGGCCCGGTCGTGTTCCCCGCCTACGCATCGACCACGGTCGGTGTCCGCTCCCTTCTCGCCGAACTGGATGACGACGACCGCAAGCGGCTCGTCTCCGAGTTGGCCCGAGAGATCCAGTCCTCGTCCGACGCCGCCCCTGCGGGCACCTCGGACACCCCCGTCGCGCCGGTCGATGACCACCCGACGGAGTCCGGCCGCAGCCTCTCCCTGGCTGAGGCAGAGATCCTCGCACTCCGAAAGGTCGCATCATGAAGTTCCTCGAAATCCTGCGAGCCAAGCTCGCCGAGCTGGAGGAGACCCGCAACGGTCTCCTCGACGAGCTCGACACCATCACCTCCACCGCCGCCGAGGAAGAGCGCTCCGCTCTGACCGACGACGAGAACGCCCGCTTCGGCGAGGTCAAGGCAGCCATCGCCGCGCTCGACGACGCCGACGAGGACGAGTCCATCCCGTCGCTGCGTTCGCGCATCGAAGAGCTGGAAGACGTCGAGGCCAAGCGCACCGCCGCCGCCAAGGCCCCCCAGTTCATCCGCAAGACCGACCCGGTCGACGTGCTGGAGGATCGCAACGCGACCCCAGCGCAGGTCGCTGACGCGGTCGTGCGGTCCATCGGCGAGCGTGGCATCGACGAGGCTCCGGCCAAGGCGCTCCTGCGCCGGCACCGGTCCGACGTCGCCTGGTCCCGCAACCTGCTGGCCCGGTCCCAGGACGTGTACGCCGACGCGTGGCAGAAGTACGTCACCGGCCGGGAGATGGAGCTCACCGGCGAGGAGCGTGCTGCGCTCTCCGTCGGTTCCAACACGAACGGCGGCTACCTCGTCCCCACACACCTCGACCCGTCCATCATCCTCACGAGCGACGGCGCCTCGAACGCCATCCGCGCCATCTCGCGGGTCGTCTCCCTGACGACCGGCAACACGTGGAACGGCGTGACCAGTGCAGGTGTGACCAGCTCGTGGGACGCAGAGCTGGAAGAGGTGTCGGACGACAGCCCCGAGTTCGGGGCGGTGTCCGTCCCCGTGCACTCGGCCCGCGCGTTCGTGCAGGCTTCGATCGAGGCGTTCGAGGATATCGACGGCCTGGCCTCCGATGTCGCCATGCTCCTCGCCGACGAGAAGGACATCCGGGAGGCGCACGCCCACGCCACGGGCAGTGGCACCGGTGAGCCGACCGGCATCTTCACAGCGCTGGACGCCAACACCAACGTCGAGCTCACCTCGACCACGGCGGCGACCATCGGGAAGGTGGACCTGAACACGGTGTACCGGTCCGTTCCGGTCCGGCATCGCAGCCGGTCGTCCTGGCTGATGAACCCGCTCTACGCGCTTGCCATCCACGACCTCGGCACTGCGGTGTCGGCGTCGTACTCGGGCGATCTGCGCGAAGGCACGGCGGGCACGATCCTCAACCGTCCCGTGGTCGAGTCCGACGAGGCCCCGACCACGCAGACCACCACGGTCCGCGACAACGAGATCGTGTTCGGCAACTTCCAGAACTACCTGATCGTCGACAAGCCCGGCTCGACGGCGATCGAGTTCATCCCGCACCTGTTCAACACCACCACCAACCTGCCCGACGGCCGGCGCGGCTGGTTCATGCACTGGCGCTCCGGCGCCGACTCGGTCAACGACCTGGCGTTCCGTCTGCTCCAGGACAAGACCTCGGCCTGAGTCCCGCCAGGGGACGGCCGGCCCGGCAGGGTGCCGGCCGTCCCCTAACCCTGCACCACCCTGCACACGAAGGAGTGATCCCACATGGCAACCGTTCGCGTCTCGCAGACCGTGTCCGTCCAGAACCCAGACCCGAGGGTGGTCGAGATGATCGGCCTGCACGAAGGTCAGGCGTTCGACGACAAAGACCCGATCGTCAAGGCGTACCCGTGGGCGTTCGAGTCCGACAACATCGAACGAACCACCGCCGCCCCCGGCGAGAAGCGCAACGTCAAGCGGTGAACCGGGGCACGGTGTCGGTCGGGTTCCTGCACCCCGGCCACTACGCCGCCTGCTTCGCAGAGTCCCTTACCGACCTCCTGTTCCACGACCTCGGCAACCACCAGCGGATCGTGTCCCACGCCTACGGCAAGATGGGCAAGGAGTGCGGCACCGGCGGCATCATCGCCGGGCGCAACAAGCTCGCCGCCACGTTCCTCGACGAATCCGAGTCCGAGTGGCTGTTCATGATCGACAGCGACATGGGCTTCGCTGCCGACACGGTCGACCGGCTCATCGTCGCCGCCCATCGAGACAAGCGCCCCGTGGTCGGTGGGTTGTGCTTCGCCATGAAGACCGACGGACGCGCGTCGTTCTACGGCATCCGCTACCGGGCGACCCCCACCGCCTACAGGTTCTACGAGGACGAAGACCGGGCCGGGTTTGTGCCGCTGTTCGACTACCCCCGCAACGAGATGGTCCCGGTGGCCGCCACGGGCGCCGCGTGCGTCCTCGTGCACCGCAACGCCATCGAAGCCGTCAGGCGCAAGTACGGCGACGTGTGGTTCGACGCCATCACGCACCCGAAAGGCCCGACGACCTTCTCCGAGGACCTGTCGTTCTGTGTGCGCCTAGCTGGCTGCGACATCCCCATGTTCGTCCACACCGGGATCAAGACCACGCACGACAAGGGCTTCGTCTACCTGGACGAAGAGTTCTACGACTGCCAGCAGGCTCGAGCGGAGGTGACCAGTGGCTGACACGCTCGACGTACTGACGCTCGCGGAAGCCCGCCTGGCGATCTCCGTGCCCGACGGACACACCGCCGAGATCGAGCAGTTGGTCACCGCGGTGTCGCGCGCCATCGACGACGCCTGCGGCCCGGTCGTGAACCGCACAGTCACCGAGTACCACGACGGCGGCGGGGCTGCGATCTGGCCTCGGCAGTCCCCGGTGTCCTCGGTCACGACGTTGAAGGAGTGGGACGGCACCACAGAGACCACCCTGACCGCTGACTCGTGGGGCACGGTCGGCAACGCTGACGGCTACCTGATCGAGCAGTCGGGCAGCTACGCCCACGACGTGCGGATCTACCGCCGCTCCGGTGGGATGAACTACACGTTCACTGCCGGTCGCCGGTCGATCGAGCTGGTCTACGTGGCCGGCAGAGCTGCGGACACCGCATCCGTGGACCCGAAGTTCAAGAGCGCCGCAGCGGCCATCCTGCGCGATCTGTGGTCCCGTGCCGCTGGCGCCTGGGCTCGCGCCGAGGACCCGTTCGTCGAAGGCGGGTTGTCGGTGTCGCTGTCGAACGCCGTCCAGAAGGTCGTCTCCGGGCAGATCCCGTCCGAGAAGCGCCCGCCTGGCATCGCCTGATGGCCACCACATCGACCATCCCCACCGTCAAGGCGCAGATGGTCACCAAGTTCACGACCGCCCTCGCCACGGCATCCACGGCCGGCGGTCAGGTGCAGGTGTCGTACGCCTGGCCGGGACCGAAGACCGAATCCGAGTCCGTGTTCCTCGGCCCCCATCCCGAGACCGCCGACATCCGCCTCGACCGCACATCGCAGATCGCCACCATCAAGGCCGGCCGGAAGCACATGGACGAGGACTACACGGTCCGCGTCACCGTCTGGAGCTTCCGCCCCGACCTCAGTGTCGAAGCGGCGAACACCTGTGAGGCACGGGCGTTCGCGCTCCTCGCCCACATCGAGGACGAGTTCGCCGACGACCCGCGCCTCGGCCTGGGGGTCGGGGTCGTGAAGAAGGCCGAGATCGCATCCACCGCATCCACGTTGTTGCCGTTCCAGAAGGGCTGGGCCTGCGAGCTCGCCGTCGACATCGAAGTGGAAGCCCGCCTCACATGAGGAGTCACCCATGAACATTCGCAACATCCACACCGACACGCTCGAGATCGCTCACGCCGACTGCTCCGAAGTGGTCGAGGCGGGCGGTACCGCTGACGTGCCGGACCATGTCGGCGAGTCGCTGATCCAGCAGGTTGACCGCTGGGAACAGGTCCAGACATCGAAGGCCGAGAAGGCCACTAGCAAGGAGAAGAGCTGATGGCCGGACAGGTCGGATGGAAGAGTGAAAGCACTTGGGGCACGGCGGTCGTGGTTGACACGTTCGCGCCGGTCCTCAACGCCAACCTGTCGATCGACGAGGGCTACATGCTCCCGGCCGGCATCCGTGGCGGCCGGTACACGCGCGGTGTCGCGACCCTCGGGCGCCGGACGATCACCGGCTCGACGACCCTCGAGTTGCCGAACAAGTCGATCGCGTCGAAGTTCAAGCACATGTTCGGCTCGGTCAGCACAACCGGGGCCGGGCCGTACGAGCACACGTTCACACCCGGCTCCGTGGCGTCACTGTCCCAGACCGAGCAGGTCGGCATCGAGGACACCGCGGGCACGGTGAACCCGTTCACGCTCTCCGGCGTGAAGATGGGTAGCTGGACCCTGTCGTGCACGGTCGGCGAGTACGCCCAGCTCTCCTACGACTACACGGCCAAGGATGCGGTTACGGCGACTGCTCTGGCGACGGCGTCATACACCTCCGGGCTGACGCCGTTCACGTTCGTGCACGGCTCTGTCACTGTCGACGGCACGGCTGTCGCATCAGCGAACGCCGTCACTCTGTCGGCTTCGAAGAACCTCAAGGACGACCGTCACGTCCTCGGCTCCCGCCTGATCCGCGAGCAGTTGAACCAGGACTTCTACGACTTTACGACCGAGATCACGGCCGACTTCGACAACCTGACCCTGTTCAACATCATCGCCGCCGGCTCCGAGGTGGCGTCGGTGCTGACGTTCGACAACGGCACCGACGATCTCGTGATCACATGCAACGGCCAGGTGGTCGGTGACGCTCCGTCGCTGACGAACACGGGCATCGAGTCGCAGACGATCCGGCTCGAGCATGGCAGCGGCACGAGCGACGCCGCCACAGTGACCGCGGTTCTCACCAACACGGATGTGACTGCGGCCTAGTCCCGCTTGCCGGTCTGGACGATCAGGCCGACGACGAAGACGGCGGCAGCAACGCCGAGGGCAATCAGGTACGGGGTCGAGTTGAACGGGTCCTGCTCGAACAGCTCGGTCCCGAAGGCGTCCTCGTGGTTCTGCTTCTGGGCGAACCAGACCACTCCGACGACGACGGCCCCGATGATGCCGAGGATCGTCAGCCGCTTCCCGATCACGTCCGCCTGCGTGGTCTCGGTTTCTTCCATGCACCGCATGGTCCCACAACGGGAGGTGTTCTGTCGTGGCGTACATCGAGGTCAAGGGGCTCAAGGAGTTCCAGCAGGCCGTTCGCAAGGCGCGCGACAAGGACCTGAACAAGCGGCTCGGGCAGGCCAATAAGGCGGTCGGCGACCTGGTCATCCAGCGTCTGTCCCCGAAGCCGGACCCGGCCGCAGTCGGTGTAGGCGCTGGTTCCTCGGTCCGTCCCTCAGCCTCCAAGCGTGAGGTTCTGCTGCGCGTCGGTGGCGTCCATCGCTCGTCGGGCCAGCACACGAAGAAGCAGCCGTGGGGCAAGCGGCGCACCGTTCGGCCAGGAACGCACACACCACCCCGCCCGAACATCCAGGGCACCGCCGACGACCACTTCGACGACATCGGCAACGAGTGGATGACCGCCACGATGCAGGCGCTCGGACCCGCATTCGCCGACGCCCGCATTCGATCTCTCTGAAAGGGGCAGCGCCATGGCGGACGAGCACGACGCGCTGGTCGAGGTCGACTTCACCGGCCCATACACCCTGAACGAGATCATCGAGATCGAAGCCATCTGCGGCGCGTTGATGGCCGATCTGCTCGAGGAGCGCAGCGGAACGTTCATGCGGGCCGCCGCATGGGTGGTCGCTCGCCGCTCTCGGCCCGACATGTCGCTCCACGCCGCAGGAGAGATGACGGTGAAGCTCGGTGGCTAAGTCTGGCGTCCTGACCGTACGGCTCCTGTCCGACACGAAGGATCTGGAGAAGGGTCTCGGCCGCGCGTCGAAGCAGGTCAAGTCGACAGGCGAGAAGTTCTCCGACGCCGGCAAGAAGATGACCGTCTTCGCCACGGTCCCCGTAGCTGCGGCCATGGTCGGAGCAACGAAGGCGGCTTCGGATCTGGAGCAGTCGGTCGGTGGCGTTGAGTCTGTGTTCGGTGAGGCCAGCGACACGATCGAGGACTTCGGCGACACCGCTGCCGCTACTGCCGGGCTGTCCAAGCGTCAGGTCAACGAGATGGCCGCAGTCATCGGCGCCGGTCTCAAAGGCATGGGCTTCGAGGCACAGGAAGCTGCAGACACGGTTGTCGACCTGGAGAAGCGTGCTGCCGACATGGCGGCCACGTTCGGCGGGACGACCGAGGAAGCTATCGACGCTGTCGCCTCTGCGCTGCGTGGTGAGCGCGACCCGATCGAGAAGTACGGCGTCTCCCTCAAGCAGGCCGACGTCAACGCCCGCGTCATGGCCATGGGGCTCGACGTGTCGACCACCGCGGCGAAGAAGAAGTCGGAAGCGATCGCCACCCTCGATCTGCTCATGGGCCAGACGGCCGACACCGAGGGCCAGTTCGCTCGCGAGGCTGAGGGCGCTGCCGGGTCGATGCAGATCGCCAAGGCTGAGATCGAGAACGCCTCTGCGGAGATCGGGTCGACACTGCTGCCGTTCGTTGCCAAGGCTGCTGGCGGGGTGGCGGATCTGGCGAAGGGGTTCGGCGAACTGCCGAAGCCGGTACAGGACAGCGTCCTTGCGCTCGCCGGTCTCCTGGCTATCTCGGGGCCGCTGATCACCGCTACCGGCAAAGTGATGACCGGGTCCAGGGTGGCAGCCAGCGCGTTCGAGACGCTGCGACTCAAGGCGATGTACGCCTCAACTGGCGTCAAGGTGCTGGGCGGTGCGCTGGGTGGGCTCGCCATCCTTGCGGTCGTCCATCAGCTCTACCAGTTGGCTGACGCCGCCGGAGACGTTGAGGTCAACGCCACAAAGGCGGCCAAGGCAACGACCGAGCAACTGGCGCAGGCGTTCCGCGAGCTCGAGGCATTCGACAGCGGCGCCGGTATGGAGGCGTTCGAGCAGCTGGCCGAGCAGAGCATCGGCACGGCGAAGCGGCTTCGGGATGAACTCGTCGCATCGGGTGAGGACGCTGAGAGGTTCGATGAGATCCTCCGAGACGCCGCCACGGGAGAGCAGCGGTTGGCGGCGGACACCGAAGCGGCCACGGGCGCCGTCGAGGAATTCGGCGACGAGACCGGCGACGCAGAGAAGCCGACGAAGGATCTCACCGACGCCACCGAGGATCTGGAATCGGCGGTCACCGACACGATCGACCCGTACGAGGACCTGACCGACGCCATCAACGAGGCGAACGACGCACTCACGGACCAGTTCGATCCGCTGCGCAAGGCGCGCGATGCAATGCTCAACAACCGCGATGCACAGCGGGACGTCGAGGATGCGAACACCGACGCCAAGAAGGCGCAGGACGAACTCAACGCTGCGATCAAGGAGTTCGGCGAGAAGTCACCAGAGGCGCAGGACGCCGCCCGACGCTTTCGTGATGCACAGCGTGGGGTCGAGGAAGCGAACCGCGACGCCCAGGACTCGGCCCTCGATGTCACGACGGCATCACAGGATCTTGCAGCGAAGATGCGGGCAGGCATCGTCGACATCGACGCAGCCAAGTTCGCCATCGACCAGTGGGCCGAACAAGGTCTGATCACCGAGCAGCAGGCCACGGCCATGAAGGACGAACTGGCTCTCGTCGCCCTGGCCGCCAGCAACCTGGACGGCACGAACGTCAAGGTGGACGTCACCGCCGACACAACCCGGTTCTGGCAGACGATCAACGACCTGTTCTCTGGCGCAGCAGGCGTCCCTATCGGCATCGGCGATGCGGGTGGGCCCATCGTCCTGCCCGAGCTTCACAGCGGTGGCGTGTTCCGTGCTCCGAGGCCGGGTGGCGAGGGGCTGGCCGTGCTGCGGGACAAGGAGCGCGTGCTGACCCCCGAGCAGGACCGTCAGGGCACAGGGATGGCAGGGGCGAACATCACCGTGAACAACTACTACCCGAAGCCGGACACCGCGGATGAGTCGACCACTCGGTCACTCCGCAAGATCAAGTACGCGGTCGGTTTCTGATGGCGGTCGGTCTCACCATCGCCTCGCAGTCGCTCGACATCACCGGGGCATGGGAGCACAACATGTCCCTGACCCGCCTCATTGGCACGGCACAGTCGCGCGGCAGCAACCGACTGATCCCGAACAACGCCGGCCGGACCGCCTACGCGATTCTGCGCGACGAGGTGATCGTCGATCTCGAGTTGGAGATCTACGGCGTCAAGAACAGTGCAGGGGCCGCGCACGCCAACGAGTTCGACGGGCTCACCGCCAACATGGCGTACCTCTACGACTTCGTCCTCGACGGCATGGCATCAGGCGCCGCAGCCACACGCGCCGCCACGCTCGAACTGCCGAACAGCCGGACGTTCACCGCAGACGTGCAGATCCTCAACTGGCGCGTGGTCCGTCAAGACGTGCTCGTTGCGTACGTCTCCTACGACCTCCGCATCCCCGGCGGGATCTGGACGGACACCACTCCGTGAGCCGGGTCACACTGGCCGTCTACAACCGGGCCGGCACGCTGGTCGCCGAACCGGCCAAGTGGTGGGTTGAGGGCGGGCTGTTCCTCGACGAGCTCGACGACATCGGCGCTTGCACCATCAACGTCCAAGCAGACGACACGGACCTGGGCGACATCCAGCCAGGCATGATCTTGGTCGTCTCCCTCGATGCGACGGCCATCTGGCGAGGCGTTCTGCGGCGTCGAGTGGATCGGGTTGTCGCCGACACCGAAGCAGGCGAGTACGTCACCGTCTCCGGCACAGGTGAAGCAGGGCGCCTCGACGAGCTGGTCGTCTACCCGACCGGCGGGCTGGGTCGGTTCCCGTTCAGCGACGAGCGCACATTCAACTGGACCGCCCCCGAGTACGACGACTCAGGCTGGGATGCGGTCGTCGTCACCGCAGCGAACTACGGCGAGACCAACGAGAACTACGGACTGCCCGAAGGCTTCCCCGACGGAACGTCTGAGTGGATCTGGAACGTCGACTCGTCCGGCTCTGTGCCTGCCGGGATCAAGCGGTTTCGCAAGACCACCACGGCAGCATCGACCGCGGTTCGTGAAGCATGGTCCGCGGCGGATGACCGCAACGAGGTGTGGTTCCAGGGGACCAGCATTCTCAAGTCCTCTGACGCCCCGTACGACGGTCGCACCACGGCGGTCGAACTGCTCGTGTCGTCCGGCTCACTCACGGTCGCAGCGCAGGCAGAGAACCGCAACGCACTCAAGGCCGGGTTCCTCTTCTCACTGCTCGTTCCGCTCGAGACGTCGTCGACGGTCGTCAAGACCGACTCGACGTGGAAGGTGGCACCGGACAGCGCCGAGCTGGGAATGACGGCCGGCAAGATCCTCAAGGTCCTGTTCGACGAAGCGGTCGCGCGAGGGGAGACGGTCCCGTCGTACACGTTCACCGCCGCCCTCGACTCGGCAGGGAATGCGTGGACGGTGTACGACGAGGTCACCGTCCCGGTCGGATCGGCCACGTACCTCGATGTGCTGCGCCAGCTCGTGGACCTGGAGATGTGCGACTTCCGCATGGACCCGGCCGGGTACACGCTCAAGCTCTACAACCCCGGCGCCGCAGGTTCCGAGGTCGACTACACGCTGGGTGACGGGAACCTCCGCTCACTCACCTGGGACGAATCCGCAGCGGTCTCGTCGGCGCTGCTGGTCCGCTGGCAGCGCGGCTACACCGACCAAGCCGACTCGGGGCTGGTCACCGAGCACGGACGGCGCGTGTCGTTCCTCGCCCTCGGTGGCGTGGCATCCGAATCGACAGCCGAATCGCAGGCATCGCTGGCGATCAAGCAGTTCGGCAAGGACCGGGCCGAGGTGTCCGCCGACATCGAACCGGAGGACACCGCCTCGGAGCCGTACACGAAGTACGAGCCAGGCGATTCGATCTACGCCATCACCCCGACCGCAGCATCGGGCTACAACGACGGGTTCTACAACGACGGCAACTACAACGAGGACACCGGCACCTCTGGCCTGTCTGCTCAACGGGTCATGGCCGTCGGGATGGGCGTGGACGACACCGGGCAGCCGATGTGGTCGATCCATCTCAACTCGACGATCGCCGAGATGGCGAAGCGCCAACAGGTCATGTTGCGCCGGTTGGCGAACGGGTCAATCGGCGGCCGTTCCCAGACATCCACTGTTCCGTACCAGCCCCGCCCAGTCGAGCCCCGCGAACCGCAACCGGTCATCTTCTCGCAGCACGGCGTCGTGGCTTCAGCCACATCGGGGCCGCACACGTTCACCCGGGCCGTTCGCATCCGGGAGGTACAGGTCGAGCTCGGCGTCGCGGACAGTGGCAGTAGCGACGTGGTGCTCACGGCCCGCAAGGGTGGGGTCACGTTCGCCACGGTCACCGTTTCATCCGGTCGGGTCAGTTCGTACGAGCCGGTGTCGAACGTGGTGTTCCAGCAACGCTCTCAGGTGCTCACGCTCGAATGGACGTATGGGGGGACCACGGCCGAGAACCTGACGGCGAAGGTCATCTACGCGTGACCTTCATCATCCCAGACGAAACCACTGCTTCACTGTGGCTCCCGACCGCGAGTCTTCCTGTCTCGCACCCGTACGGGATCGCTGCGAACACTTTCGGCACGAAGCTCTACGTGACGTGCCTGGGAGCCGATCCCGCATCGGGTACCGGCGCCCTCGTCGAGATCGACGTCGCAACGAAGGTCGCCACGACAGTCGCCTCCGGGTACACGTGGATGAAGCACGGCGTCGGTGTCGATTCGTCGGGGAACGTGTACTTCACTGCCGGGGCGAACAACAGCCAGACCGCCTATCCGATGTACAAGTGGGACGGCTCATCGGTCTCGGCGCTTCCCGCTGACGGGAACCGAATCGAGCCGAACGGCATCGAGGTGTTCAACGACGAGCTCTACTACGGATACCGGGACGTCGGGGGCAGCGACCTACGCGATCAGATCATGCAAGCGAGCCTCGACGGCTCATCACCGGTCCTGCTCACGAGCCACGATCAGTTCTCGCAGGTCCGCGGCATCGGCGTGACCTCCGGCTATGTGGTCTCAGCGGACTCCGGGACAGGGTCGACGCTTCGGATAACGAACATCTCAGCCGGTACCACAGCCGTGATCAATGGTGACGACCCGATCGGCGTGTGGGGCCAAGCGGACGACGAGTGTTATGTCACATACAAGGCCGGTCAGGTGCTCCGGAGGGTCAACCCCTCCACGGCCACCGCTACCACGATCACGGTCACGGGCGGGACGGTCTGGTCCGACATCGTCATCACGTCGGGAAGTCGAGCGTTCGCTGTCGCTGGCGGCGTGACGACGTTCGCCACCACCCGCGCCGCGGATCAGCTCTCCGGCACCGACAGCGGCATCTACGAGATCCGAACGACCGGTGGCGGCCCCTGGGTCGGCTTCATCGGTGTCAACTAACCAACGGAGGTCTGCTGCCGTATGGCCGTGAACTACTCGCCATCCGATCCAACTGCTGGCGGGTCGCGTGGGACAGGGACCACGGAGGCTCAACGGTGGGTCGACTACGCCGACACCATCGCCGACGTCGACACGCGCATCACAGGCTCGTACACGGCGGGCGGCACTGATGTCGCGATTGCCGACGGCGGAACCGGAGCATCCACGGCATCAGCGGCACGAACGAACCTCGACGTCGACCAAGCAGGCACGAACGTCCCGAAGGCCACGTTCCCCGTGGTGCTCGGCTTCGCCATCTCCGACGAGACGACAGCCATCACAACCGGCACAGCGAAGCTCACCGCCCGCGCGCCTTTCGCCTTCACACTCACCGCCGTCCGGGCTTCGCTCACTACCGTCTCCAGCTCCGGCACTCCAACCTTCGACATCAACGAGGGCGGCACATCCGTGCTGTCCACGAAACTGACGATCGACGCCAACGAGAAGACCTCGACGACCGCAGCGACCGCAGCGGTGATCTCCGACAGCGCCATCGCCGACGATGCCGAGCTCACCTTCGACATCGACGTGGCCGGAACTGGTGCGGCCGGTGCAAAAATTTGGCTCGTCGGGACACGGGTCATCGCGTGACGCTGATCAACCCGTACATCTTCGGTGGAAGCTCGGCGTTCTCACCCAACGACATCGCCGGCTTGCGGTTCTGGTACGACGCCGAGAGCCTCGGTCTCTCCAACGGCGCAGGGGTGGCGACGTGGACGGATCAGTCCGTGAACGGCCTGGACCTGACGCAGGCGACGGGAGCAAACCAGCCGACCTACCAGACCAACGTGTTGAACGGCCTTGCCGTCGTGGACTTCGACGGCACCAACGACTACGTCGGGCGGTCGACTACTTCGATCTCGCCGACGACGGGGTGGTGGACGGCGTTCGCTGTCGTGCAGGTCGACACCGTGACCGGTGTCCATGCGGTCATCGGGAACGACGGAGCGACCGGATCCACCGACCGCATGGCGCAGGTGCTCCGGTTCAACGGCACCGCCGTGGAGTCGATCGCCTTCAACACGACACCGACAGCGTTCACCGATGGCGCCGGGGTCACCGCCGCCACCGGGACGTGGTACATCCTGACGGCAACGCGCACCGCGGATCAGGTCGTTGCGTTCGTCGATGGTTCCAGCAACGGCGCAACCGGCACCTCTGGCACGACAGCGAAAGGCTCGAACGCCCCGCTGCGCCTCGGCGCCGACATCGCGACGCCGACCGCCTTCCTCGACGGACGGATCGCAGAGGCAATCGGTTACTCCGCTGTGCTCACAGCGACGGAACGAGGGGACGTGGAGTCGTACCTGGCTGACAAGTACGGGCTGTGATCTCGATGGGCTTGGACCGGAAGCGCCCCTCGATGGTCCGCATCGACACCTCCGCAAGAGCGATGCTGCCGATGAGCACGACCGGGAGTGTGAACCACCACGGCGCACCAGCGGCGTCGAAGACAATGCCGCGGAGCGGGTAGTGGTACAGGTAAGCGCCGTAGGAGATGACTCCGAGCCGCTCGAGTAGCGGCCGCGCCTTCGCCACCGTCAGAGCGCCGCACACCAGAACGACCGATGCGACAGCGACGGCCGTCATCCCCCACGCCAACATCACATCCCATGCCGACGGGGCGGCGAAGACCGCAGCGACTATCGCAGCCGCCCACATCGTTGACCTGCGAGGAGTGGCCGTGCGGGCGACGGCGAACGCCAGCAGGGCGCCGAGCAGGATGGCGTCCACTCGATACGGGGTCCACCGGTACGCCTCGATGACCGTGTCGGGGATCGTCATGCGAGCCACGACGGAAGAGACGACACCGGCCGACGCCACCCATGGCACGGCTCGCAGCGGCAGGACGAGCATCACGAGCGGCCACACGAGATAGAAGTGCTCTTCGACCGCCAGCGACCAGAGGTGGCTGAAAGCGCCGACCTCGCCTGCGAAATTCACCGTGTAGGTGCTAGTGGCGATGGCGGGCCGAAGGATCGGATGCCCCCCCATGACGAGGTTCGCCATCGCGCAGAGGGTAAGGGCGAGCGGCAGTGCCGGGAGCAGTCGCCTGGCCCGTCGGATGTAGAACCGCCGCAGATCAATCCGGCCGGTGCGAACCCGCTCCTCGATGAGCAGACGCGTGATGAGGAAGCCGGACAGCACGAAGAACACGATCACGCCAACCGCTCCAGCCTTGTCGAGCACGGTCTCTGCCGCTCCGTGCCCGATGAGGACGATGAGCACGGCCAGGCCGCGGAGCTGATCGAGCCCGCGCCGATGCCCGAGCCTCCAACCGTCGTCCGCCTTCACTTCCGCCACACCATCCACTCTCCCATATCGGTCAATAGTCCCCGAGACCTAAGCGATTCCGCCGCACCACCACGGGAGGCCGTAATGGCTGACGTGACAGTCCACGACTTCAACGAGCGATATGACCGCACTGACCGGGAAGCCATCCTCGAGCTGCGCAAGCGCGGGGAGACCATCCCCGCCATCGCCCGCGTCATGGGCCGCACCACGGGTGGCATCCGCTCGTTCCTGTACCGGATGCGCAAGCTCGGCATCCACCCGTGACCAGACTCGCCTACGTGGCCGTCACTGCTGCGTGGCTGGCGCTGATGGCCGGCGTGCTCGATCACGAAGCGGGGTGGCTGCTGTGATCGGCCGCCTCCTGTGCGCCGCGTTTGGCCACCGACGACATCGGGGATCACCGTTGCGCTGTGAGCGGTGCGGGATCTACTTCATCGGGAGGCGCTGATGTCCGACCACGAGCACGGGCCGATGGACGAGAACCCTCCCCACGGCTCCAACACCGAGGAAGAGATGGACGTCGATGACAACGACGACGACGCTTCGTAGCTGGTGGGCGCCAGCCTGCGAGGGCCCATTCTCCCGCGTTGGCCTCTACGGCTCCGGTTGGGTCACCGTCCGCTCGTCCACCGTGCCCGCCGTCGTCGCGCTCAACTCCTGCCTCATTAAGTGGCATTACACCACCCGCCGCGAGGACACGGGCGCCTTCAACTGTCGGCGCATCACCGGCGGCACGGGCTACTCGCTCCACGCCTACGGCACAGCCATCGACATCAACTGGCAGAGCAACCCCTACGGCTCCCGCCTCGTCACCGACATGCCCCGAGACATGGTCCAGGCCATCAAGGCGATCCGCACCAAGAACGGCAAGCAGGTCTGGCGCTGGGGCGGCGACTACCGCGGCAACAAGGACGCCATGCACTTCGAGATCGTCTGCCACCCGGCCGACCTCGCCACCGGAATCGACCCGAGCACCCTTCCCGGTGCCGACCAGGAGGACGAGATGCCCAAGACGCTCACGGACGTCATCAACTACGTGGCCCTGCTGTACCGGGCTGCTGGCAACGACCACGCCCGAGGCCAGCTCGACTGGGTTGATCGCATCGCCAAGGAAGTGGATGCCGGGAACGAGCAGGGCGTGAAGGACACGATTCGCCAGCTTCGGTCTGCTCTCAAGCTGTGAACCGCCTACGCGTCGTCCTTATCGACGACGAGGACGAAGTCCGCCAGGTCATGGAGCGCCTGCTCCAGCACCACCTCCCCGACATCGTCGACATCCGCTCCTTCCACCCCAGAGACTACGAAGCGGTCGACTGGTCCGGCTGCCAGGTCGCGCTCGTCGACCTGATGATGCCCGGCATCGACGGTGAGACGATCCTCGCCGAACTGCGCGAGAACAACCCCGACGTGTACCGGGTCGCCTGGACCGCCAAGGACGAGAAGTCCCGCCGGCACGTTCTCGACTCCGGCCTCGCACACACCGTCGTCGTCAAGCCCGGCTTCGACGACATCCTCGCCATCCTGCGAATCGGGCGCCCATGAGCGACGCCGCGATCACGGGCACGCTCATCGCGCTGGCCGGCGTCGTCGGTGCTGTCGTGCGGGAGTGGACGCTGCGCCGCCAACGAGGCGACCGCATCGACGCCGAGGCAGCGAAGCTCGCCGCCGAAGCGAAGCTCGACGACGCCACCACTCTCGAGACCGTCAACGGAGTCGTACAGGGGCTGATCGTCGTCATGCAACGCCAGTTGAACTCGGCACTCCAAGACGCCGAGAAGACCCGCGCCGAGGTGCGCCAGCTCCGCGCCGATCTCGACGCCGAAAAGGAACTGACGAAGCGGCTGACCGCTGACAACGAGGCGCACACCCGCAAGATCGCCGAGCTCGAAACGCGGCTCAACGCTGCCGAACAGGAGAACCCATGACCGCCCTCGTCAACCTGCTCGCGCCCATCTCGAAAGCGATCGCCCCCGGCCTCGTCATCGCCGTGGTCCTGATCCTCGACGCCAACGGCGTGAACGTGCCCATCGACCTCGACGGCGTGTGGGAGCACCTCATCGCCGTCCTCGCCCTGCCTGCCGCTGTGTACGTGGCGCCGGCCAACAAGGCTCGCCGAGGGGAGGGCTGAGATGCCACCGCACTTCTGGTACGGCCTCCTGTTCGGCATCGTGCTCACGCTGCTGTTCATGATGCTCACCGGTCGCCTGTAGAACCACTCGTCCGCTGGGGACGACTACCAGGAGGGCTGATGCCCCGCGGCCAAACCGACCCAGCGCTCGTCGACCACTGCACCGAGATCCTCGCCGCCAACCCCCGCGGACCCGTCCTGTTGGCCCTCGCCGTCATCGGCAGACTCGGAGCCCGTGACGTCCGAGAAGCACGAGACC